CAACCAGAGCCAACTTTAGTAGAAGCCGGCATGACAATAAGCGACTTCGAAGTTAGAACTAAGAGTGTTCATCTTTGGAACATAGGCCAAGATATGGTAGACGAGTACATTGCAGCTAACCCAACCTTAGCAGGTTGCGAATTTGCAATTTCTGATCCAATGACTGTAGGAATCTATCCTAGTAAAGCAGAAGCTGGTGAATTCAACTTTGACGAGTTAGTGCTCAAGTTAGAGGCTTTAGGCTTCTATGGTAAAGCTGCTGGATACTACACACCTCAGAAATCATTCGACTTCTAGGTTGACTTTTAGTTCCAACTGCAGTATAATGTATCTCAGAGGAACATAAATAGCTATATGGCAATACAACCTACAAATCTAAACATGGTATCTCCGTTAGGAGCAAAGTTCGTTATTAAGCGAATGCCTACTGTCAACTTTTTCTTACAAGCTGTATCACTTCCATCAGTAACAATGGGTGAGATCCAAATACCTACGCCTTTCAGTAAGCTACAGGTACCTGGTGATCAACTTACGTTTGGTGACTTAGTAATTCAGTTCAGAGTAGATGAAGACTTGAAGAACTATCTTGAAATGTATAACTGGATGAGATCCATTACAAGAACAGATAACTTTGAAGAGTCTACGGCTTGGGTCAATGAACCAAACCAAATGTCTGAAGCGAGAGTTTATAGTGATGCAACCTTAACTATTATGAACAGCGCCATGAACTCAAACGTAGAGGTAGACTTTACAGATGTTTATCCTTCCTCAATAGCTGAACTACCATTCATGACTACTATGAATGATGTTGACTATATCGAAACAACTATAACATTTAAATACAGAAAATTTGAAGTAACAAAACTTTAAAAGGCAAAATTATGAACATAAGTGAATTTGTAACTGCTGCAAAGGCAGGCGACGTAACTGTAGAATTCCGTAAACTAAAATCAAACGAACTTCGTAAGATGCATTGCACTCTTAACACTGAGCTAGCTCCGCTAACTGAGGTGGTTAGTAATGCAGATCAAGCTAAGATGGAACACGTGGTCGTATGGTGTTTGGATCTTGAAGTCCCAGCATGGAGATCTTTCAGATTAAGTACGGTTGAAAAATGGTACGAGGGTACACCACAAGCATGACACTCGATGAACTCAATAAAGAATGGGCAGCTGATGCACAGATAGATAGAACTGAATTAGGTGACGAAGCTATACGCATCCCTCAATTACACAGTAAATATTTCAAGCTCTATAGTCAGGAAAGATTGTCTTTGCGGAAATCCGTCGAAGCGTCGAAGTCACTTCTACGGGACCTTAACTTCTATTATCTTGGATCCCTTGATATGGAGACTATGTCCGATTATGGGTGGGAACAGAATCAACACATTATTTTAAAGACTGACGTGTCTATGCATATAGACGCTAATCCGGTGTGGGTCCAATCTAACCTAAGAATAGCTTATCAACAAGAGAAAGTAGATTTTCTCGATTCAATCATCAAATCACTAAATGGCCGAGGATTCAATATCAACGCAGCTATCTCGTGGGAGAAGTTTAAAGTAGGAATTTAATGGAAACATTGACTATAAGAAAGGTCGATGAAGTCTATATGGCTATCGATTGCGATGGAGGGTCTTGTTGGGAGCTTCAAGATTACTTTACGTTCGAAGTACCTGGTATGAAGTTTATGCCAGCAGTACGTAATAAAGTGTGGGATGGTAAAATACGACTATTCAACCCAATGACTAAGAAATTGTATTCTGGTCTTATTCCGCATGTTGAACGATTTTGCAGAGAAAGAGATTACAATCTAGTTATAGATGATGCTTATGCAGCGGATCCATTTTCCATCCAAGAAGCCTCACAGTGGATAGAGGGGCTATCCCTCAGCCTAACGCCTAGAGACTATCAAGTCGCTGCTTTTGCACATGCTATTAAGAACAGAAGAGCAGTGTTACTCTCACCTACTGCATCAGGTAAGTCGTTAATCATATACCTTATCATGAAATACCTAAAGCGTAGAACACTTATAATTGTTCCTACTGTATCATTAGTACAACAAATGAATGGTGACTTCATAGATTATGGGTATACAGATGAAACACATATGATCACTGCTGGTGTAGATAAAGAAACGAACTGTGATATTACAATATCAACATGGCAATCAATATATAAAATGCCTAAGAAGTGGTTCGAACAGTTTGATGTAGTTATAGGTGATGAGGCTCATTTATTTAAAGCAAAGTCATTGACATCAATAATGACTAAACTAACTAGCACACCATATAGGTTTGGTTTCACAGGTACATTAGATGATGCGCAGACTCATAAGTTAGTATTAGAAGGACTATTCGGTGGTGTAGAAAAAGTCACAACAACTGCTGAGCTTATTGAGCAAGGGACACTAGCAGAGTTTAGAGTCAAATGCATATCACTTCAATATCCAGATGAGGTCAAAAAGGCACATGCAAAGGACAAGTATCAGGACGAAGTTGATTTCCTAGTAAGGAACGAAGCACGTAATAAATTCATACGTAACTTAGCATTGAGTTTGAAAGGTAACACTCTACTACTATTTAACTTTGTTGAGAAGCATGGTAAGCCATTACATCAACAGATAAAGAATGCTATTGATAATAGTGTTGATAAGAGACCGATATATTATGTCTCTGGTGAAGTGAGTGGTAATGAAAGAGAAGCGATTAGACATATAGTAGAGACTGTAGACAATGCTATCATTGTTGCTAGTTATGGTACATTCAGTACCGGTATTAATATTAAGCAATTACATAACATTATATTTGCAAGTCCTTCCAAATCAAGGATCCGTGTAATGCAGAGCATCGGCAGAGGATTGAGAAAGTCTGAGACAAAGACTAAAGCCACATTGTTCGATATTGCAGATAACTTATCATGGAAGAGTAAAAATAACTTCACACTAGATCATTTTGCTGAGAGACTTAAAATGTATAATGATGAGAAGTTTGAGTATAAAATGTATAAGGTAAAAATAAAATAATGTTTGAAGCACCTACACTCCACAAATTAGATCTCGGCACTCAGTATGAAAGAGTCCATCTCAAAAATCTAATAGAAAGGATGGTCAATCCAATGGGCGATTCTAACCACGGATGTAAAAGATATCACTTAGAGTCTACTGATGTAATGTTCATAGATGAATGGCTGCGCGATCAGAAGCTCCATATCATAGAGGTTTGGGCGAATGTAAATTCACCAGGTTCTCGTAATGAATTACATCAACATGAAAAGGTACAGTACACAGGCGTATATTTCTTAACCGCACCAGATAATTGTGGACCGTTAGTGCTAAAGAATCCAGCTAACGTAGCCAACCAGTGTCATCCAGATGCTCCTAATGTCCAAGACATTGTTGTTGACCCTGTTGAAGGCGGCATGATTGTGTTCCCAGGTTGGGTGCCTCATGAAGTGTGGATAAATAGTAGCGCAGAAGATAGAATATCAATAGCCTTCAATCTAGGCGTTGTACAGGATGAATTATGAAGTACGGAGTACTAAAACTTATATCTGGTGAAGAAGTTATATCTCAATACAAGATATGTCCCGACAACCTTGTGGAGTTGACAGATCCAGTTGTTATCCACAAACAAGCATCCCCAATAGGTCCAATGTTAGCATGCTCACATTGGTTATTATTTAACAAGAACAACACAGTAAAAATTAAATCCGATAGAATCGTTGCCTTAATCCCTGAATTAGAGGATAATGCACTTAGACATTACCTATACTTTGTTCAGAACAAAGATAGTGTCATGAGTCCGGAAGAAAAAATTACAGAGGAGGAATCGTATTTCCTGGAAGACGAACAACTAGAGGCTAATACGACAATACATTAATTATGGCAAGATCAAAAGCAAAACCCGAACATTACGTAGATAACAAAAGACTATATCAAGAGATGTGTGACTATCTTGAATCAGTTAGGGCTGCTGAAGAAGCAGACGACCCTAAACCAAGAATAACAGAATACATTGGTGAGTGTCTACTAAAGATATCCACTAGGCTATCTACTAAACCGAATTTTATTAACTATACGTATCGTGATGAGATGATCAGCGATGGTATAGAGAATTGTGTGAACTATCTGGGTAATTTTAATCCAGAGAAGTCATCAAACCCATTTGCGTATTTTACGCAGATTATATATTATGCCTTTCTACGAAGAATCCAACGAGAGAAAAAGCAATTGTATATTAAGCATAAGGCATTGGAAAGTGCTGTAGTGCATGATGAGATGGTTACCCAAGGCAACGAAGCCGATGGTGGTGATCATTCAGCATATGTAAATCTAAACACTGATTATATGAATGACTTTGTTAAAACCTTTGAAGCTAAAGAGGCTGAGAAGAAAGCCTTGAGAGTTAAGAAGAAAGGATTAGATGCTGCAATTGAAAAGATCGAAGCTGAGGAAGTAGAAGCAAACAGCGAGGAAGCGAAATGAAGTTTATACCTTTACAAAATAAAGTCTTAGTTCAAAGAACTGAACAAGAACAAACAACTGAAAGTGGAATTATTCTATCACAAACAGTACAAGACAAATTACCTACGGGTAAAGTAGTTGCTGTAGGACCAGGTGTCCTTGTCGATGGTGTTATTGTTCCAGTCAATGTCAATGTAGACGACATTGTAATGTTTCCAGCCCATGCTGGATCCGAAGTTCAGGTTGGTGCAGACAAATACCTCATCCTATCAGAACCAGAGCTCTTCGGTATATTAAAAACAGACGAGGTCTAATACCTTGAAGATTGCTCTGATAACCGATCAGCACTTTGGTGCTCGGAACGATAGTACTCGTGTACACGACTACTTCCAAAAATTCTATGACGATATATTCTTTCCTACATTAAAGGAAAGGGGTATCGATACTGTCATCGATCTTGGTGATACGTTTGACCGTAGAAAGTATATTTCATTCACATCACTCAAAAGAGCTAAGGATTGTTTCTTTGATCCACTAGCAAAAAATAATATACAGATGCATGTCTTAGTCGGCAATCATGATGCATATTATAAGAACACATTAGAGATTAATAGTGTTGACTTATTGATGGAAGAGTATGATAATATAACAACGTACATACAGCCAAAGGTCATAGAACTAGGTAACTGTGAGATTATGATGTCGCCTTGGATATGTGATGCAAATGAAGAAGAAACATTTGTCATGGCTGATAAAACATCAGCACAGGTATTGTTTGGACATCTGGAATTGTCTGGATATGAAATGTATAAAGGTGGTATTATTGACCACGGTATTAGTGATCAGTGGCTTAAAAAGTTTGACTTAGTATGCTCTGGACACTATCATCACAAGTCTGTAAATGGATCCATTAACTATCTTGGGACTGCTTATGAGATAACTTGGTCCGACTATGATGATGAAAAAGGATTTCATATATTTGATACTGAGACCAGACAAATAGAATTCATACCTAACCCATATAAGCTATTCCATAAGATATGGTATGACGATACAGAGTTAGATATGACTGGATTACTGAAGCAAGCTGAGCAGTTTGAAGAGTTCAAAGGAGCCTCTGTCAAGGTAATCATTAAGAACAAAGACAACACTATGTTGTTTGATTTGTATATGGAGAAACTGGAAGCGGTAGATCCAATGAGTATACAAGTTGTTACAGACCATCTTCACATGGACCTTGAAGATGATTCTGATATAGTAGATGAAGCAGAAGATACGCTAACTATATTAGACAATTATGTAGAAGGACTTGAAATTAAGTCAAGTAAAAATGAACTACAAAACCTATTACGCTCATTGCATGACGAAGCTCTGAGCATTAGTTAAGGATATATTATGAAAGTTGCGATTGTTGGTTATGGTATGGCCGGAAAGGCTACCAAGTTACTCATGGATAAACTTCACAAAACGGATGTTGTAATCCAAGATCCACCTCAGGATATGATACTTACAGTTGATGAGTGGTGTGATGTTAGGTATGCTATGATATGTGTTCCTACACCAGGAGGCATTGATGGTAAGCTAGACACATCTATTATCTCACAAGCTATTAGAGATCTGCCTCCACACGTAATGCCAGTTATTAGATCCACTATTGGACCAGATCAAGTAGAAGATTTTCCTGATGCTATATTCTGGCCAGAGTTTATTAGAGAGAACCACATAGAAGAAGATGTTGGTTCGATGTTAGTTGCTAGTATGATAGGATGCAATGAAGTATACAGAGCAGAGAAGCTATTTAAAAGACTTAGAGCTGCTGGCTTTGATACTGTATTGACCTCACCTAAAGAATGCATGTTTGTTAAAGTTATGATCAATACGTTCCTGGCTATGAAAGTTGGATTTGCAAACGATATGTGGGTTGCAGCAAAAGCTCAAGGGTTATTGCCATCACGTATATTTCAATTAGCTACGGCTGATGTTAGGCTAGGCAGATCTCACTGGAGAGTACCAGGACCAGATGGTAAGTTTGGATTTGGTGGATCATGTCTACCAAAAGATAGTAAGCATATGGGCACACTACTACCTAAATCTAATCTACAACAATCAATACAGGACTACGACCACTCTAAATGATTATATTTGAAAAGCTAAGGTTTAAAAACTTCCTGTCCTATGGAAACACCTGGGCCGAAGTTAATCTAAATCAAGGACAAGATACATTAATAATCGGAGAGAACGGAGCTGGTAAGTCAACGTTCTTGGATGCACTATCATATGCTCTGTATATGAAACCGTTCAGAAAGATTAACAATCCACAATTAGTAAACTCTATCAATAAAAAGAAACTAGCTGTGGAGATTGAGTTTAAGGTTGGATCCAATTCATACAAAGTATGTAGAGGTCATGCCCCTAGATATTTTGAAGTATGGCAGAATGGTGAGATGCTTAACCAAGACTCGCATACTAAAGACTATCAAAAGATACTAGAACAAAACATTCTCAAGATGAACTATAAATCATTTACACAGATTGTTGTTCTCGGATCCAGAAACTTCGTTCCATTCATGCAACTATCAACAGCTGATAGACGATCTGTTATTGAAGATTTATTGGATATACAGATATTTTCTACAATGGGTTCGTTGCTAAAGGATAGAGTGAGTCTAAATAAGAATGACATTCTTAACCTAGATTATCAGATGAACTTGATTGAAGAAAAGATCAAAGTTCAAGAAGACTATGTTCAGCAGATGAAGGAAGACAAAAGCGCTGAGAAAGAAAAAGTCGATAAAGTGATCCATGACAAAGAGCAGGAGATAAACCTCCTTGACAACGCTTGTACGGAGCTCTCAGCCCAGGTAGAAGAGCTATTTACCAGTATTAAAGACTTCGATTCGCTTAGTACAAAATCTCAGAAGTACATTACTTTAGAGACGCAGATCACTAACAAAATAAACACTCTGGTGCAGAAACAAAAGTTCTTCACCGATAATAATAACTGTCCTACTTGTGAGCAGGAGCTTGAGGATGACTTCAAAGAAAAGACCATCAGCACAACGATCGAGTCTCTCACTGAGACAAAGAGCGGCCTTGCGAGCCTGGAAAGTGAGATCCAACGAGTCGGAGAAATCCTCAGAGGATATAGAGATGTCCAAGCCGACATCACTGACCTCCAGTCAGCAATCCAATCTAAAGCAAATAAGAGAGCAGGAATACAAGACTTCATCAAAACGCTCAAGGAACATTCTGATAGCGATAGCAGCAGTGAACGCGAGGTTCCAGAAAACGCTGGAAGAATTGAGGAATATACCAAGGAATTAGATCAAACAAAACACACACGAGTTGATCTTAGAGAAAAACAAGTAGTCCTTAATACAGCTACCACACTATTAAGAGACACTGGCATTAAAGCCAGGATAATTAAACAGTATGTTCCAGTGATGAACAAGCTAATTAACAAGTACCTTGCAGCCATGGAGTTCTTCGTTGACTTTCATCTTGACGAGGACTTCAAAGAGACAATCAGATCAAGACATAGAGATGAATTCTCATATGCATCTTTCTCAGAAGGAGAGAAGATGAGGATTGATCTAGCTTTGTTATTCACCTGGAGAGCAATTGCTAAGTTAAAGAATAGCGCAAGCACCAATTTATTAATTATGGATGAGATATTTGATAGCTCACTTGACTCAAGTGGAACTGATGAGTTCCTTAAAATCATAAAAGAGTTGACTTCTGATACAAATATCATTATAATATCCCATAAGACTGATCAGTTATTGGACAAGTTCACTAATGTGATTAGATTTGAAAAGCATAAAAACTTTAGTAGGATAGTATGAGTGAAGAAATAAAAGATCCAGCAGCAAACCATGCATGGCAACCACATCAAGAGGCTTTCAAGAAGAAGTACAACCTTGTCCCAAGCGACAGTGTAGTTCTTAGAAGTGAAGCAGAAGAGTTTAACTTTAAGGATCCACAGGTCGATAGCTATCAACTAGCCAATGACTTAGCGTCACATATGAAACACTTCAATGGAGTTGGTCTTGCTGCACCGCAGCTTGGACTACCATATAAAGTGTTCTGTATGAATGGGGATCCACTTTTTGTATGTTTCAATCCTGTAATCACAGGTACGTCAAGCGACGAAGTGATGATGGACGAGGGATGCTTATCGTTCCCAGGGTTATATCTTAAAGTTAAAAGACCATCAACTATACGTGTTAGATTTAAAGACTACAATGGTGACAATGTAATTAAAAAGTTTGGTGGAATGACTGCAAGAGTATTTCAGCATGAATATGAGCATATGCAGGGTCTAGTATTTACAGATCAAGTAAGTGATTTTGCTCTTCGAAGAGCCGTTGACAAACAAACGAAGCTACTTAACAAAGTACGCAAGCAACTCAAACGAGCCAACAAGCAGATAAAGACTAGATAATGCAGTATGATTGTATCATCCCATGGTCTGGCGGTGTAGAATCAACAGCGTTAGTTTGGTGGGCACTTGAGAATAATTATACACCTCTATGCTATCATGTTGTGACAGGCTGGGACAAGTACTCAGGCACACAAGAACACGATGCAGTCCAGAAGATGTCAAAGATATTGGGCATTGAATGTATCACAGTTGGTAATAATATTAATGGTGAACCATGTATGGACGGTACATGCGATACACCTACAAACATAATGAACTTCTCTTTCTGGATGTGGTGGGCAATGATTTTTGCTACCTACAATAGATCTATAAAAGAGATATGGTATGGCAACAACTACGGTATGTATCAAGTTGGAGATGGTTTAGGTGACAGAGAGTCAGAGGAATTCATCAGTACCGTGAAAGGTTGTAAAGAAATTGCCCGTGGACTTTATATCGATTTTGATATATACTGTCCGTACAAAGCATCAAAGATGGAACAGTTCAATTGGTTACCAACAGAACTACAAGAACTCGTAGCCAGCACAGATAAGAAACCGGAGTGGTTAAATCGCACATGAAAATTAATTTAATATATGGTACCGAGACAGGATTCACTAAGACTATTGGTGAGGATATACTGCGTCAATTTATATATGACGAAACGAGAATAATAAAGGTAGACGAAGCTGCCGTAGAAGATTGGAGAGCTGACCTTGTAATCTTAGGTGCACCTACATGGTGTGAGCCTAGGTTAGATACCTTTGGTGAATATTCAGATGATTGGAATGATAGCTATGATACGTTTTCTAAAATAGATTTCACAGGTCAAACAGTTGCATTGTATGGGTTAGGTGATCAAATAGGTTATGGAAATAACTTTGTGGATGCGCTCGGTATGATGTCAAAGGTAGTGCTAGCTAATGGTGGAAGACTTATTGGTAAGAAGGATCCAACTGAATATGATTACGAAGAGTCTGAGGGTGTAGATGAGGAAGGAATATTCTATGGTCTACCAATAGATGAAGATAACGAACCCACATTAACTGATCTCAGGGTAGTGGTATGGGCAGAACAACTAAAGAGGGAATTAGATGTCTAATAAAAATAACGTATATGCATACTCAGAGATATTTGATTCTATACAAGGTGAAGGAGAATACACAGGGTATCCGACTGCATGGTTGAGATTCTACCTATGTAATCTACAATGCAATGGATTCAGTCAAGACGATCCAACGGATCCAAGTACATACAAACTACCATATAAAGACTTCGATCTTATAAAGATCAATCGATTAGAAGAATTACCGGTCTGGGAATATGGTTGTGATAGCTCATACTCATGGTCCAAGAAATATAAGCATCTACAACATAAGAAAGAATCAAGAGTGATAGCCAATGGCATCAGAGAATCATTTACCAACCAATGGAATGATGGTAAGTGGGGTAATAGACATATGTGTTTCACTGGCGGTGAGCCATTGATGAAGCATGCACAGTTATGTACTATGGAAGTTATGCAACACTTCTATGACGATGGTGACTTTCCTAAGTTTGTCACATACGAAACTAATGGTACACAGATGCCTAGACCAGAGTTTATAAAGTTCTATCAGGAATATCCTGGTGAGTGTATGATATCATGTAGTCCTAAGCTATTTAACGTGGCTGGAGAAACAAAGAAGAGAGCTATAAGACCTGAGGTTGTAGCTAAGTATATGGAGTTTGCAGACAGAGGATATCTCAAGTTTGTATTGACACCACATCAAGCTGCATGGGATGAGTTAGATGAGGCGATAGAAGAGTTTAGAGCAGCTGGAGTTGACTGGCCTATATGGATTATGCCAAGTGGAGCTACAGTAGAAGGACAGCAAATACATGATGGCGATGTAGCTAAGATGGCTTTGGATAGAGGTTATAATGTTGCCGCAAGAGTTCACACATACTTATGGGGTAACCTAATCGGTGTTTAGACCTCTCATATTGATTGGCCTATCAGAGCACATGCTCAAGATGGACAATGACATTATAAGTGAAGCTGTTGTCAAACGTCAAGAATTACGTATGTCAGATGACCTCAACAATACATTGAATGAAGATTCATATTTCCCTCACACCTCAGTTCCAGAATGCAAACGATTGCTTGATGAAGTGAACAAGGTCATTCAGAAAGAAGTTCACCCAGATCTCATAACAGTTAATCAATGGGCACATATATTAGAACCAAATGAGCAGACAATGTTTCATCATCACGGTTCAAAAGAACAGGTAATGCCTGGTATATCATGGGTATACTATCCAGAGGTTCCTAAGAACAGTGGAAATATAGTATGGACATTTGAAGCTAACGCACAACGTATGACAGAAGAAGCAGAACCAAAGGTTGGTAAGTTAATTCTGTTTGGTCAAAATGTACCACACTTCACGAAAAAAAATAACTCAGGTAAACGAAGAATATCTATATCAGGTAATGCTTCATTCAATCCTGAGAACCCACCCCCAAGAGATCCGGGTGCGTTACTCAATTACGTTGGCCTATTCAGAGGTTGACATTTCACCAGTTACAGTGTATAATGATCTGTAACAATAACAAGGAGAATAATGCCTATAAAATTTAAGCCTTCAGCTAAAGAAGTAAACAGACAAACAAAGCAGGTGAACATGGTTCACTATTATATTAAGAGTATGTCTAAGCAGTCTCTATTTGAATATGTAAACGACAATAGAGCTATTCCTAAGAGAAGGGTTAAATGCATTAATGAACTACAGAGACGAGGTATTGAGATAGTATGGAAAAACAAATAAATAAGAAGTTTTCGTCTGGAAAAACTTACACACATTCAACAGGACATAGTTGCGCATTCAGACAATGGCGTGCACAGAGTCATTGTAATCTCATTCACGGATATGCGTTACAATTTGAGTTACAGTTTGGTGGCGAGAAGCTAGACGAACGTAACTGGATTGTAGACTTTGGTGGACTGAAACCTCTCAAGGAATGGCTCAAGCATATGTTTGATCATACCTATCTCATTGCTAGCGACGATCCACAGAAAGGCGTCTTCTATGAGCTAGAGAAGAAGAACCTAGTTGATTTGAGATTAGTAGACTCAGTAGGATGTGAAAGATTTTCTGAGATGGTATTCGATAAAGCTCAAGAAATTATTACAGAATTATACGGGGACAGATGTTGGGTTGAGTCTGTAACTGTTCGTGAACATGAATCCAACTCAGCCACATGCAGGAGAGCATAGATGCCAGATATTGATTATTCAAATAAAATGCCAGGAACTATCTTTAGTTATGATAAAGATTTCTATACTGATGACTTACCTGATCCACAAGTGGATCCAGTATTACCTGGAGCAAGAGTACCTCTAAAGAAAGTAGGTATTGCACCAGTTGATTTACCAGTACGACTTAGAAGTAGAAGTGGTGGTGAGGACAAGACATTACAAACAGAAGCATCATTGTATTGTTCTTTAGATGATCCGATGGCAAAGGGTCTTAACCTATCAAGACTGTATCTCATCATGCATGAGAAGATTAAAGATTCACTATCATTAGATGGTATGGAAGCTGCATTAAAAGAACTTGCAGAAGGGCAAGGAACTAAGAATGCATATGTTAAACTAAGGTTTAAGTATCCAATGTACCAGGAAGCTCTAAGGACTAGAAAGAAAGATAATCCTGATGTCAAGCAAAGAGGACACATTGCATACAAGACTGAGCTAGAAGGACAGTATAGAGAAGGAGCTTATAGATGGTTCTTAACTATTGATTATGTTTATTCATCTACTTGTCCGTGTTCTTTTGAGTTAGCGCACGATGCTAGAGAGAAACGTAATGCAGCAGCCAATGCTCATAGTCAAAGATCAATACTAAAAGTAAAAGTTGCCTTCGATAGGATGTTAGATAACATTGTATGGATTGAAGACTTAGTTGATTTAGCAAGAGAGAACATCCCTACAGAAGTACAGATCGTTGTTAAGAGAAGAGACGAGCAAGCATTTGCAGAACTAAATGGTGCTAACTTATTGTTCTCAGAAGACGCTGTTAGAATTATGCATGGTGCATTGGACGAATGGGTATCGCAAGGTAAGATCAATGACTTCAGCGTTGTTGCATCACATGAAGAATCATTACATCCCTGGAATGCTATTGCAGTATCAACTGGTGGTTATGGAGTGTTAGATTGATGCATAGAGAAACATGGATATACGTAACCTTTCAGCAAGAAGGTATACATAAGTATCCAGCAGCACTTACAGATCCTAAACTTGCTGAAGTATCTTTCTTAGGATATCCTCATAGACATATGTTTCACTTCAAAGTACATCTCGAAGTGTTTCATGACGACAGGGATGTAGAGTTTATATTATTTAAACGTGAACTTCAAGACTTATATCAACATGGTATTATGAACATGGATTATATGAGTTGCGAGATGCTCGCTCAAGAGTTAGCTAAATACATACAGACGAAGTATCCTAACAGACGTTTAAAAATTGATATATCAGAAGATGGTGAAAATGGATGCCTGGTCGAATACGCACAGGAAACCAATGTAAATGAGAAAAGTCAGTAACTATCAGGTCGATTTAGACGAGAAAGAAAGTGTCAAGGACACTGTCGGGAACAACACTATTGTTGTAGCTCGAAAAGATGGTAAGACCATGCAGATTGTTAAGTGTGGTGGTAACTGTAATTTCCTTAGCCCAGGTCAGACATTGAACCAGGGCAACGTTGAGGAACTCAGTGGGAAAGGATGGGAGATTAGATACTCAGATACTATTCCACAGAAGCAAGAAGGACCTAAGTCATCCGGAAAAGCTGGAGTACCTCAAAAAGAATAGACTGTTTTATTATATTATGGAGAACTTATGCGATTTTGTCATATTGCGCCTGTACCGCACTTAGATCTAGTACAACACCAAAGCACCCACTTAACCTTAGCTCACCTTGCTGCAGAAGATACTGCATATTGTGAGTTCTATAAGGAACAGGGTAAAAGACCGAACACGGTAAACATCATGGACAACTCAGGTTTTGAGATGTTCAAGGCAGGAATGCCTAACTTCCCACCAGACGAGTTAGTTGGCTTAGCTAAGAAAGTTGACGCTGACTATATTGTTATACCAGACTATCCAGATATGCCTTCTATGGTAGGTATCGATGACGCTAGACGTTATGCTCCTATCTTTAAATCAGAAGGCTTTGGTACATTCTTTGTACCACAATCTACTAAAGGTGATGTCGAAGACCTCATTCTATCATTCGCATTTGCAGCAAGCAATCCTCTTATCGATTATATCGGCATTAGTATATTAGCTGTACCTCATGCATACAATTGTGAGAAAGGAAATAACCTACAACGATTTATGTGTAGGTGGAAGTTTATGAACGAGCTCAGATCAAGAGGCTTACTACAACTTGCTAAGGACAATGATAAGTTGATCCACTTCTTAGGTATGGTCGATGGGCCAAACGAGATTGCATTGTGTAAAGACTTTGGTATTGACACTTGGGATAGCTCATCAGCAGTGTGGGCAGGCCTGAATGGTCTTGAGTTTGACAACAGTCCAACAGGACTATTTGATGGTAAGTTCGAGAAACACGTTGACTTCCAAGCCAAAGTAGAGGACAATACCCTAGTCCAGTTAGCTAAACATAACATGGATTATATTAACGAACTAGTGAGAGGCATCAATGAAGTATAGATTCAACGAAGATAAGATTTTAAAAGAGATCAGCGATTACGTTGCATCAACTTATTCCTCTCATTATGTAAATGAAAAAGCTGGAACGAAAGACGAAGAGATTCAGACTATTGATGTCTGGAAGCAAATGGGACAGGAGAAGGCAGCCTGTCATTCTAATATAATCAAATACGCTATGCGATATGGTAAGAAGGAAGGATACAATAAGAAAGACCTTATGAAGATCATTCACTATACTATATTGTTATGGCACTTTACACAGGATGAGAAATAATGGAAACAGTATTAGTATGGCCTCAACAGCTTTATGTTGTAGCTCTAGTTCACCTATTACAATTAGGATACTTCAGAGCTCAGCTATTGCAAAGAGGTAACAAGGCTATCGCTCTTACAATGTTATTTGGATTCTTTTACACAATACCAACTAAGATTTGGAAGGAAGAAGTTTAATGAGCATGAAGCACATAATGTCACCGCAAGTACCCAACAACTTGCTTACTAATGTACAAGAAGGAGACAGTCAGCCTAATGCTGTTGACCTTAGGGTCGATAAGATGTTTCGTCTTAAAGATGAGACCTTCGTTATAACAGAACAAAAGAAAACACACAGAG